CAATCGTTTGTTGATCCCATTTCTGAGATCACTTCATTCAATATATCTTTAAGCTTGATCATATGAATATAAATATCTGCCTATTAATTAAAGTTGGGAGGTTAATATATCTGTTATATTTATACTACTTCCAAGTAATTCCATTCCAATATTCAAACCCCTGTAATTTGTTTTTATAGTTAAAAATATCAAAATAATCAGCTATATATAAATACTCATAGTTATTTATAAGTTTTTTTAGTAAGTAGTAAAATGAAAGAGTTCCATAAGACTTTTTACTTTTTGTTTCATTCATGATAGAGAATAACACTTGATCTTCTATATAGGTTATTCTACCCCAAAAAAGATCGTCAAAAAAAAAGTCTTCAAATTTTCCGTGATTATAAAGTTGTAGGTCTGATGGGGTTTCTATTTGTTTGTTTTCTGTATGTCCTGATATTTTTATTTTAGATAGTTGATTTTTTCTTTTACTAGAAATTTCTTGTATTTTTAGTCTTGAAGATTGCGTTTGATACCAGTGTTCCTGATTATCTTTATAATAAACAATCCATCCATTTTCAAACATGAATTTAGCAGATTCACCTTCTCTTTTAGCTTCTAAATAAATTAAAGGGTTTTGAACATTATAAATACTTAAAGAATGATCAAATATTAGTTTCATTATCTAATTCATTATATATTTTAGATCTTTCTTTATTTGATTCACCAGATTCTAAGTCAGTATGATCATAATTAAAAACATCAGTATCAGGTGTAACCCACCTACTATTTCTTTCTGCCGTCCAAGAAGTAGTATTATATTTTCTATTTATAACAATATCTTGTTTAACTGTAAATGACGGATCATGAATAACTAACCTATTATTAGGTTGTATTGCAAAATTTCCATTATCCATTTGAATAAAATGTCCGCATTTATGTTGAGAAGGAAATTCACTTAATCCAAAATCTGTATCACTCATGTCATCAGAACTTCCCCAATCTAAGGTAAATAAATATTTTCCTGAATATTGAACTCTTCTCCTTGATGTGAACTTACAAGTCTTATTTTTTAATATAGGAAAACAAGTTGCCCCTACATGATATGTAAATGAATCCCACAAAACAAGTTCATCTAACTCTTGTTGAGGAGCATCTTCTTTCCAACAAAAGGCATGAATTGGCATTCTCCACCAGAGTCCACCATCTTCCATCATAAAATGAAATAATGGTGCTTGAGCAGGTATTGACGACATGCCAAATATATAGCATGGAAACTTTTTATCAAAAGAATCTTCTTGATTTCTTAGAAAGTTTCCTCTAATAAAAGACTCAACAATTGGGATTGGGGTATTTAGATATGACATTTTATAACCTTTTTATAAATTTATATTATTTTTCTCTTATTAGTAGTTCACCTAATACTTCCATACGACCTACTTCACGTTGGAATTCAATTTGAGTCATATTTAAGGATATCTTTTTATATGTCTGTTCAAATTCTTTTATAGCAGCTTCTTTATCAAATTTACCGTCAGTAGCTTTTTTGTAATACGGAGCCTTAACTTTAAAATGGTGCCAAGTTAATAAAGACAATCCACCTTTTTCTTCAGCAGTAGCTGCAATTTTAGCGGCGCCTTTAGCACGTGTTTGAGCAAAGGTTTCAAAGCTTTCTTTAGCTTCAGTTAGAAGTTGAATAAGTTTTATCATTTGTTTTTATTTTTAACAGGAGCATAACCAGAACCATACGGGGCTGCTCTGCCTGATTGTGGATCTGATGTTTCTTTTACTTTATTTAAACGTTTAGTTTTTTCTTTTGACGCTTCTTTACGATATTCAATATAATCTAATCCACTTTTTAATCTAGCTTTTACTTCAGAGTCTTTAGCTTTACCATAAGCTGCTCTGACTCTTTGATGTATTAGATTTATAATCTGTGACTGTCTAGCATGTGATTTAGATTTAAATTCACTCTTAGATAGTGTATCTTTTATATCTTGAACTGTTTTAAATTTTACACTAACAGTATCTTTAGGATCTTCATCTGTATATAATCTACGATCTGATCCTTTTGGCTTTTTACCACTACCTTTTTTAGGATCTGCTTCAGTTATATCAGGATCATTAGTCCAGGTATCGGAAGCTTTGTATCTTACTTTTTTAACCATATCAGATCTATATGGTGGATACATTTCTAATAATATATCTAATAGTTTTATCATATTACCACTTTCTACAAGACCAATATCTAGCTTTCCATTTTGGTCCTGGGTTAGTATCGCAATGGTGTCTTGCTCTAAAACTTTTTCTCCTTGCAGGATTGTTCTTTTTTATTTTAACTCCTTTCTGTCCAAAGTTTACTTTAACAACATTTCCTTTATCATTCTTTACATATACCTTAAACTTCTTTGTATCTCCAGCCATTGGTTTTCCCAATTGAACTGTTCTACCTTGATATTTTGCTTCTTGTAAAGAGTGAATATGCTCTCTTATATACTGAGCTAAGCATTGTGGGCAGAATTCTCCTTCATTTAAGCTTTCAAAGGGCGTATTATCTGTTCCACATAGATGACAAATGTACTTATCATGATCACTAGAATCTTCTGTATCCCATGAATGATTACATTGTTTATTTTTACATTTTATCACTAGTGTAAAAATTTAAGTTTATACTTAGTAGACTCTAGAAGATTAACTACATTGTCAATCTCATTCTGGATATATGAATCTTGCGGAACTTTGGTCCTGATCATCTCTACAAACTTAGAAAGTCCTTCAAAGTACATAAGAGCATTATCATCTTCTTTTATCTGATTAGCCATTGTATATCCACGAAGGATACCATAACGACCTTGATAGGACTCAACGAGTCCATCAATAAGATCTACAATCTTTTCGTAATACTCTTGTAAAGCTTTGTGAGCTGCAAAAGAAGGTGTTTGTAAATGGTAGATGTGAGCTTGATTACGGCTTTGCATCAATGTACCAATAAATAAAGCGTACGGTTCCATTATTTTTTATTTCTATTTTCGTTTTTTAGTCCGCCGCCTAAGCCGCTTTTTGTAGTCGACATAAGATTTAAGATTTCCTCTCCGCCATCAAATGTTTTTATCTTATCTTCTATTTTCTTTACTAGATCTTTATTACTTTTTCCCCAACTAGGTGTTGGATATCCCATACCGTATGAGCTGTTGCCTCCTGACATTTCCCAATCTTTCCATTCTTGATCAAGCTGTTTATCTATTTGGCTTATTAAATTTATAATATCTTTATCAGCTTTTATTTTTGCAATAATTGCTTGGTTTTTTGGATCTTTTATTGTGGCTTCTGCTTTTTGTATAGCTGCTTCTCTTGCTGCTAACCTTGCTTCTTCCTCTTTTTTTGCTTCAGCATCTAATTTACTCATTTCGTTTCTCTTTTCGGCTTTAGCTATTTGTTCTTTTTTCTTTCTTAGCCAATTTATTCCCATACCCACTGTAGCGCCTAGTGCTATAGTTCCTAATATGCTTTCTTCTAATGATTCTTTTTGCGTAGGTTGCCATCTAAGCTCACCAGATTTAACATCTGCATCAAATATTTCTTTAGGCCATTGCCATAATTTTCCTTCAAATTTATTAGATTCTAAGTAAACCTGATCACCTACTATTTTTTTAATTGTTAGTACTTGTTTATCTTTTTTTACAAATTTATCTCCAACTTTTAAATTATCACCTATATTTAAGCTAGATTCTTTAAGATCTTTTTTCTTTTTCTTGTCTTCTTTATTTTCTATATTCTTCTTGCTCTTCTCAATCCTTTCCATCTTACTCATCAAATCATCTATCTGAGTAGCGATCTTGACAATCTGTTCTTTGTGCTTAGAAGCATTTTTAGGATCTTCTTTAGCCATATCCACATGCTCTTTACGCTTTTTTTCTAAGTGGTCGATAGTCTTTTTTATCTTATCACCTACTTTACCTTTCTTCTCTTCTAGCATATTTTGTTCATCACAATAGGCTTCATAAAGTTCTGTAGCTACTTGTAATGCCATATCTTGATCAGGAAATACTCCATGTACTTGATCAGGAACAATCTCACTTCCACCAAGACCAACTAAAGGATCAATAGGCTGAACTAAAGAAGTTAATTGGCATCCTGTGTATGGCTTTTGAACCATATATAATTGAGAAAGAGATCCATCAATAGCCTCTTTCTTAACCATTTTAGCAGAAGACTTTGCTGGGTTTTCTTTTTGAAATCCTTTTTTTATATGCGTAGAAATTCTTTCAGCTACACCATGTTTTCCAATTTGAAATGTCATACTATATAAATTTACTAATAAATATCTATTTTCTTTAGTTTATCCAAGTTAACTTTAATCTCTTCATATATCTTCTTTTTATCTCCACCTGACCAAGATTCTATATCTCCAGCTTCAGAAACAAAAGTATCTGTATCCTGTGCCCATTGTTCAACAGCTCTTTCAAACTCTTCTAAACTGGCATTTTTATTTAGATTCAAAACATTCTTTTCATATTCTGCATATTTGCCTTCAATTTTTAATTTGGCTTCCATATCAACAACACAATTCAAACACAGCTTATGAATAGAGTATAGCTTTTTATTTACATCATTAACCTTCATAGGCTTCTTACATCCTGGGCATGTTAATGGCATTATAGAGAGACTTTTAATCCTGTCCATCTTAGTCACATTCTGTTTGATTCCTTCTTTAATAGTCCACTTACGACCATCCTCTTCCCAAATATCACCCTCTTTATGATCTTGTTGATTCTTTTCCCAGCCAGCAAGGATTTGAGTTTTATCACCAGTTTTACCGGTAATAATGTTTCTCATCCTTTGAACGTCTTTTTTTGAAAACTCTTTCTTTAACGAAGATTCTTGTGCTTCCATAAACCTATTTTATTCTAAACTTACTTAATATATCTTTTGTTTTATCAATATCTTTGTGCATTATTGCTATACCACCTAATGCTTTCCACGGTGCTAAATTAGACCAATAGTCATCTATTAACATAGAGTTTTTTGGATCTGAAGTCATCATGGCATGCTTTTGTCCTGTCTGAGCAAATAATATTCTTTTAGGCTGTGGGTTAAGGTTATTTTGTATCCACAACTTCTTTCCTTCTTTTGCATATTCAAACTTGCTAGGACTAGTTAATATAATTGGTTTATATTTACCTATAATAGACCATAATTCTTGACCTCCAGGCATCCAATTCATTTTACTCCAGAAAGAAACACCAACTTTATTTACGGCATCTTGAAGAGCTTTAGTACCTTTTTCAGCATAATATTCTTTTGGAGTTTCACCATAAAAATGCTCGAATCTTTCATCAAAGTCACAAAGCACCCCATCCATATCACAGAATATCTGTAAGCCATCAAGATTTTCAGCTTCATATATTTGTTTTAAAGTAGGAAGCATTGCTTCATAAATAAGCTCATTTGCATTTCCATAATCTCTCATTAAAACCCCTGCTATAGAGTTAGCTTCATTTTCTACAGGAGAACCTGTACTACCATCATTGTCTCCTTTAATCATTCCTAATTCATGCTGTCTATGATGAACAAGTTCATGACATAAAGTTCTAAGAAGGTCTGCAAGATTTCTATTACCAGTATAAACTATTAAACTCTGCTCTTCAGGATTATACTGTCCAAAGCTGCGCCTTTTAACTGCCCAGTCTCTATCATTAGTATATTCAATAGGAGGTATTTTATTTATTTGTAAATGATCTTTACAAAATTGTATAAAATCCTCAAGTATATCTTGCTTTTGTTTATCCGTCATTTTATTATCTTAAGTAGTCTTCCAAATACATTTTTTGCCACTCCTTTATTATAAGCTGCGTCAGGTATGAATTTAGTAAAGTCTTCAAAATTACCTGTCTTAATAGTCGCCCTCATCTGAGTTGCTGATATTCTACCAAATTTATCTTGTATAACTTCAGGCCTTACTTTATTAGGAAATCTTTTTTGTATAGAATCAAAGTATCCTAACTCATTTTGCTCTTCTTCTCCTGATGCAACATATACTGGATCAACATCTGGGTTCTGTGCTATAAAAGCAAAAATGTCTTTTATTGGTGTAGACTCTTTAGATATTGATAAATCTATTTTAGGATTTGGTTCTGCTTTAAGATACTCTTGCCAAATATAAAGAGAGTCTTCAGGAGTTATACCGTACTTAGTAACATTAGATATAACAACATACACTTTATTAATATAATTTAGAGACGCTAAATACTTTGCAGCTTCAAAATGTCCTTTATGAGGAGGTTTAAATTTACCAGGGTAAAAACAAGGTCCTACGTCTGGTGATCCTTCTTTTAATATAGCTTCTGCTATTTCTTTTCCTATCTGTTCTACGTTAATCATGACTTAATAAATGATTTAGCTTTAGTCACAACTTGGTTCATATCTGAACTCTTTAACTCTTCTACTTGATTTTCTATCTCATCAAATTGATCTGCTAATATATCTATTTGCGTATCAACTAATTGTTTTGATTTAGCTATTTCCTCAGGGCTTTTTTCTTTACCTGGTTCTTTTCTAAAGGTTGATTTAAACTGTCCAGAAGAGAGTAGTTGCTCAAAGAATTCCTTTAACTTACCAGATTTATATGCTGCTTGAAACTGATAAACCATCTTTTGCTCCTCTGGAGTTACTCCTGTGTCAACAAGATAGAAGTTATTTCCAAACATATTTTTATATGTAGAAATATTTTTATATACCTTATTCCAACTAGAAAGAACGCCGACAGTTGGCACTTTTCTTTCACGTTTAAAGTTACGCATAAAGCTAACAATGGGATTAGTATACACTATGATCATCATAACATCATAACCTGAATCGGCTATATTCTGAACCCTCGCAGTATTTGTTCCAGTAGTATCATATATAAAGCTTTTACCAGACTTAACTGCATTAGGTAGGTCTACCTTCTCTATTTGGCTAGATGCTTTAGCTAGGTTATTATACATAGCGCTATCTTGATCCTCTACGTACTTATCAGCATTGAGTTCTTGCCATCCAGCTTTTTGTAGATCAGATTTAATCTGTTTTACAAATGTAGATTTGCCAGCACCGGCTCCACCAGACATTACTATTGCTTTAGGTTGGTTCTGTATCTCTTTTAATAAGTCACGTAGTTTAATCATACTGGTAATAAATATTAATCAGAAAGTTTAACCGTGTTAGGAAGAGTAAGAAGTTCAATATCAGTTTCAGGATGCATGATTTTGTATGTTTCGTAAGTATGTAAAAACATATCAAAGTACTCATCAAGAGTTTTTTTACCTTCTATAATCTCCCAACCTGCTCCTTGCATCTTCTTATTTGTCTTATCTGGACCTCTTTTACTTGACTTTAACCAGATAATACCATTCCTATTAACCTTTTGAAGATACTTTTCTTCATATGCTTTAGTATAGGCTGCCATTTGAAGGTGATAACTTTCATGAATATTATTAGATGTTTTAATATCTAACAACCACTTTTCTCCATTAATCTCAACCAAAAGATCTAGAGTGCCAGAGTACTTATGAGTATCTGAATACATGAATTCTTCTGATAGTAGTAGGGTTGGCTTATAAGTTGTCCAGAACTCTGTAAAAGAAATTATCATTTTCCATACATGAGTGTGATAATTAACTCTACCATCAGATTCAATCCAACGAATTTCTTCACCACGCAAGAACTTTTCCGCGGCTGTATGGACTTGAGTTCCCTCATCACCAGCCCGGCGCATAACAATATCAGCATTATGGCCCATATCTTTAAGCCATGTTTCGAAAAAATAACCCTTTGGAAAGTATCCAAGAATTGTGGTAACTGAAGGATAAAAAATTCCTGGGGACCTTTGATAATAGCGTGAATCATGCAATGTAATTTGTCTAAGTTCAGGATCGGTTTCTACAATTCGCTTTAAGAATTTATCTTTGTGGATATTCTTATTTTGCTCTATCATATTAGCTGTATTTTTTTGAGAAGTAGATCACTAAATGAAAGTGGCTTCGCATTATGTAGTAACTTGGTCATGTTTTCAAAACCAAGTTCAGAAGGATCTTTCCCTTCTAGTTCAATTAAATATACTTCTTTCCCATGATTGAGAAGATTTTGTGAATAATCTAAAGCCTCTTTCAAGGCGTCTTTGTCTAATGCTAAATATATAGTTTTTACTTCAGATTCTACTAATTTTAACATGAGTGACTTAGGAATAGTCTTTCCAAATAAAGGAACGGCATTTCTACGAATAGCAATTGCATCAAACATACCTTCGCATAATATTACAGGAACAGACCAATTAATAAAGTACTCTAGACCAATAAGTTCTGTCTTATTACAACTAGGAGCATCATACTTACGTCCTGGGTCATTCTCAAATGATCTTGCTATGAAGTAGTTAATATTACCAGCTTTATCATATGAAGGAACTATTATCCTATTTCTATACCTTCCAGTCTTACAATAACCGATATTGTATTTTATAATATCATTTTGATCTATACCTCTTTTCTTTATATAGGCTAGTGCATGTCTAGATTCTAGTGACTTATCTGACTCTGCTAGAGAAAGAAATTCCTGGGGAAGGGTTACTTTATCTGGTTTAGTGGTATCAATCCTTGTATTGTCTCCTTGAAAATAGTTCTTCATCTCGAGTATCCTCTCTGTTGGAGCATCTATTTTATTTAAAAGTGATACAGGAGTTTTACCCTTGGTAGCTGGATGGCAAGTCCAACAATTATATTGTCCAGACTTGATATTAACAATAAGTTTAGGGTTATGGTGCTTACATACTGGGCAATAAAACGCATAGTCCATAGTTGTTTTAGAGCCTTTACCTTTTCCTAAAACAGTCTCTAATAATCCAAGTACTAGTAACTCTTTATCCATTCTATAAATATAAGACAAAAAAACGACATAAAAAAATATTTATTAAAATAAATTTTTTTGTTTCAATAATTTGTTGTATATTTAGTTAATATTAACGCCGTATACTCAGGCTCTATGCCATAGCTTGGTTAAATTCCATGAGTGAGTTTTAGAATGAGTAAGCAATACGGCTACCAGGAGTTAAGACTAAGTATAATGCTTCAGGTATATAAACATAGTTAACAGAGAAGGTTTAAAATAATATCGGCCATATCCGACGGTTTAGTCCGCTAAAGGGTTTTAAATATAAGTTGTTAGCAATAATCAAAGTCAATCACACTCTAAAAAAGGTCAAATACCTTTAAACTAGCCTATTGTATGAACCTAGAAGATATTAAAATAGACGATAGCAAGATAACAGAAAAAGAATTAGATGCAATATATATTTATTTATCAATGTCATTTGAATCTATGGCAAAAGAAGAAAAATTAATGTGGATTAATATAATGCAAAAAATAGATAAACAGTTTTATGAGAATTAAATTAACAACTCTAAAAGATTGTGATCGATGTAATAAGTTAAAAGAGGCTCTTAAACAAAATAATCTAGACTATTCTTTTACAACTTGTGAAAACGATCCAATTAATTGTGATAACTTAGAAGCATTAATAAATGTTACTAATTATCCAATAACTTTAATAGTTGATACAAATGATAATATTCTAAAGATATTATATTTAGTAAATGATTATAATGAACTAGGTAAAAAATATAACTTAGGAGGTAATATACAAGGAATTCCTTTACACTCTATAGAACAAATGTTACAGTATGTAAAAAATAAATTATATTAGTAGTATGAGATACAAACAATTAATTTTAAAGAAGATATTCGAGCTAAACAATCTATTAAATGTTCAAAGAGCAATGCTTTCTGATAACAGGCCTAGAGAAGAATTTGTAAAGCAAATAGAGAAACAGGTTCAAAAGGTTCAAGAAATGGAAGTTCTAATAAATACAGAACAAGAATCATTTTAAATAATAAGGTATGAAAAAATTACAACCTGAACAGATTATAGAAAGTCTGGATAAATTCTATGCTATCATTGACAAGTACATTGGAGATAGTAGACGGGACAAACTTAAACAGTTTTACAAATCTGTAGAAGATACTTTATTACTATCTCCTGCGTCTACAAAGGCTGATCATCATAATGCATTTGCTGGAGGTTATTTAGATCATGTTATTAGGGTTATTGAAGGTTCTTTAGTATTTGAAAAGGTATGGGATAAATTCGGCCAGAAAAAAAACTATACAACTGAAGAATTAGTATTTGCTGCTATTAATCACGATTTAGGTAAATTAGGTACTAATGATGAGCCTATGTACCTTCCTAATGATTCCCAGTGGCATATTGAAAAGCAGGGAGCCATTTATAAGTATAATCCTAATATAACATATATGAGAGTTGCCGATAGAAGTTTGTTCTATCTTCAGCAAGCAGGTATTCCAATGACTGAAAATGAATACATAGCAATTAAAATTCATGACGGGTTGTATGAAGAATCAAATAAAGCATACTATATAACTTATAATAAAGATAATGATTTAAGATCTAATATCGCTTATATATTGCACCATGCAGATTTAATGGCTAGCAAAATAGAAGTTCAAAATAAATAATATATGACAATAGGAATAATCGCATCTATTTTATGGGTAGTATCTATAGTAGGATATGTAATTTGGAATCTTTTCCAAAAAAACAAAAGACTTGAATCTATTATTATTACTCAACAGATCTTTATTAATGGTATGAAAGAATCCATGAAAGAAGTTAATATTGCTGCTAATCAAATTGATTCACAAATCTGGGTTCAATCAGATCCTGAGTTTTTAAGCCTTATGGAGAATGTAAAAATAATGCAGAGTAAAATTAATGAATTTATAGAATCTTAGTATGAGTGATATAGTAGCAGTTGAAGAAGAGGTATTACTTACCAAAAAGGGTGAGCCTAGAAAAAGAAAGCCAAAAGTAAAAAATAATTATTTTACCTCTGATACAGAGGAGGCTATTCTTAGATATAGAAGTTCAAAAAGTATTGCTGACAGGAATAGGATATATAATAAAGATATTCATTATGGGTTTTATAAACTTGTAGAGAATATTATCCACACTTTTAAGTTTTACTATACTGAGGTAGATAATATTGAGGACCTTAAGTATGAGGTTATTTCTTTTCTTTTGCAAAAGTTAGATCTATATGACCAGTCAAAAGGTAAAGCATACTCATATTTTGGTACTATTGCCAAAAGGTACTTGATCATATATAATCAAAAGAATTATAAAAAACTAATATCTAAAGCAGAGATTGGTGAACAGTATGATGACAATGCCCTTTTAAATAGTATAATAGTAAAAGAGCCAGAACCAGAGCTAGACAAGTTAGGTGTGGTCGAGCTTTTTATCAAATATGTAGATGGCAACCTTATGGAGTTATTTGACAAAACTGAGGAGCTGAAGGTCGCTGATGCTATTCTAGAGATCTTCAAGAAGAGGGAGAACATAGACATTTTCAATAAAAAGGCAGTCTTTATATATGTAAAAGAAATGACCGATACTCAGTCAAATACTATTACCAAAGTAATCAAAAAGTTAAAAACAATATACAAAACTATCCTTGACAATTACTTGGAAAATAATGATTATTAATATTTATTCTAAAAAGTCATGGAACTTGATAAGGAAATATTTAAAGGAAAAACAGTTGGAGATCTTGTAGAGGAGGTATATAATAAGCAAAAAAACCAAGATTCCTCACTAAAACAGGAGATCATGAGGCTTGTCGATATGATTGAAACTCCTGGAGACGCTATTGTAATTGTACCGCTGCTTAAAGGATTTTTTGATTCTAGCCTTAAGAATGATGAAGTTTTAATGAAGTTAATTAGCCTTTTCCAGAAGGCTGCAGCAGAAAAAAAGGATGGAGCAGAGGATAGTGGTATACTAACAGAAAAGGATATCGCCCAGTTATTTAGTGATGTTTCAAATATAAAAACAAGAGATCATAAACAACTACCACAAGCATAATGGCATACGAATTAATATCTCCAATAAACTCTGCTGCTGGTCAATCTAATGGCCAGTACTTTGTAATTGGTAGAGTTAAGAAGATTGTTATGGGTCCTTTTGTAGGTAATACAAAGATACCTGATCCTGATTATAACCATCCTGGAGATGTAGGTAAGATTAAATATGAGCTTCTTTATTCGCCTTTGGCAACATCTAAGGCACTTGCAGTATCTGAGCCTGCCTATCCAATATTCTCTTTTATCAAACAGCTTCCTGTTGTAAATGAGATTGTTCTTATATTAGGAGGTCCTACTGAAAAACTTAATGATTCTACAAAAAACCAACAGTTTTTTTACTTTCCCCCATACTCTTTATGGAACCATGTTAATCATGGAGCATTTCCTAATATGTCAGAATATGCAGATTATTTGAATAAATTTTCAAATCAACCAGGTTATTCAGGTACTGCTACTCAAGGACCAAAGCTTCCTTTAGGACCAACATTTCAAGAGCAAATTGTAAGAAATCTAAGACCTTTTGAAGGAGATAGTATTTTAGAATCAAGGTATGGCCAGTCAATAAGATTTGGAAGTACAGTTCCTGTAATGAAAAATTTTAATACATGGTCTAATTCTGGAAAAAACGGAGACCCTATTACTATTATTATAAATAAACAAGGAAGCAGACCTGGACTTGGAAAGTTTGATAATATGGTAGAAGATATAAATAAAGACGGATCTTCTATATACATGACTAGTACGCAAGAGATAAATATAGAAGACTTAAATTATTTTCCACTAGCCTCTTTTGGAACAAATATAACTCCACAGAGCCAAAATATATTACAGATACAAACGCCTCCTTTATCAGATGAATCTATATCAGCACAATTCCAGGATGAAAACAGTATCAAATAATGTATAAACCAGAGTTTCCATATAAAGGTAATCAGCTAATCCTATCTTCTGAAAGGGTTTTAGTGCATGCTAAGTCTGATGCTATTTTCTTATTTGGTAAACAGGCTGTATCTCTATCATCAACAAAGACTATTAATTTAGATGCAGTTGATAAAGTACTTATAGACTGTAAAGTAATCGAACTAGGTGCTAAAGCACAAACACTAGGACAGCCAGTTGTTTTAGGTAGGAATTTAAATACTCAATTAGCATTACTTTTAAAAGAAATAGCTTATGCAGGAACTCTTATGGCACAGGCTTCTGAAACAGATCTTGGAGCTAGTATGCAATTAATAGCAAATGCAGGACAAATAATAAATAAAGAAGCCTCTAGATTATCACAGGTTTTAAATAGCGGGTTTATATTATCTAAAAATACATTTACTAGATAGTACAATGATAACACTAAATCCAAATATAGCAAAAAATGTAGCTAAGGCACAAGCTGATCCTAAAGTAAAAAAAGGATTTGTTAACTTAGGTAATAATAAGCTAAACATAAATACTACAACTGCTAAAGGTTTAGAAAAGGCTATAGGTATAATAGCCAAGTTTATTATTAATGCGCAAGGAAAAACTAATGGTATACTGTATGGACAATTTAAATTACAAGAGGGAGAAGGTAATCTCATACAAAGAGCATTTGATAGAGGGATAGATAACTTATTAACAGATATTGCTGATGTTGACTTTTGTAATATTATAAATTACGGAATAAATCAAATATCAGGAAGTGCACAATTTAATCCTGGTTCAGATTCTATACCAACAGATCCATTAGGTAAAGCAAAATGGAATTTACAAAATGCAGCTTTTAAGGTGCAATCAAAAATAGATCAATATAATGCTAGTTACGGAAGTACTAATAATCCTGAAAGTAAATTAGGTTTATATACTCTAATAAAACAAGTAAATGATGGATTCTCTACAGTTTTAGCACCTGGTATAGGATTTAATGATCCTTTATTAATTGAAACTTTTCCACAAATTTCATTAGCTACAAATTTTATAAACGGAATATCTACTTCATTTAACAATTATAATAGTGTAGATGATATACCAAGTTCTGATGTATCAAAAATACTAAACACAATAGATAAAATAAAATTCTACTGTGTTGCTATACAAGGTTTAAATAGTCCAGCTAATCTTATTAGTTTAGTTGATACATCTTTAAATGGAAAAGTTCAAGATGAAATAGCAAAAATAACTAAGCTAATACCAATTAATCAAGTTCCTAGAGTTTTAAAATCCATATTAAAAGTAGCAAACAATATAAATTCAGTAGGACAAAATGCTATTAAATATATTAATACTGGAAGATTACTAGTTAAACTATTAATTTCATTAGTACAGATATTCAATATTATAAAAGCTTTCATAGCTACTATAATTATACCTAGCTTTTTTGGAACAAAAGGTGCCGATGTTGTTTTAAATGATACATACCAACAAAAATTAACAGAGTTAGGACAGAAAAAACTAATAAAGAGACTAAATCAAATTAATGCTGTTTTAAATTTAATGGCTATATTTGTTACATCTTTAGTAGCAGGTATGGGTAGCATTATAGGAAAGCTTAATCTAATCCTATTAAATATAGAGAACTGTAACAATATAGATCCAGAATTAAAACAAGACCTTATTGACACTATTAACAATTTATCAACAACAGCAAATTTACTACAGGAATTTCTGGATGGATATAATAAAGTTAATGAGGCTAAGACAAATCAGTTTGGTGAATATACTATAAAAATAATAACTGAAGAGGTAACTGATGAAGGAATATCTATTAAAAGAAGATACGGAATTGCTTTAGATAATAATTTAAATCTTGTTGTAGAATCCACTCCAACATTTGCTTCTCTAGATCTTATTATAATAAATGAAGTAAAAGCTCTTCTTGTATCCAAAGGATTTGTTAAATCGGATTTAGGAAATCTTTCTGCAGAAGATACAACCACAATTTTAGAGGCTATTCAGTATTTAGATGATGATTCAATTGATATAGGAAATATACAATTTAATACCCAGGATATAGAAGAGATGAAAAAGCAAGATGCAGAATTAGGATTAACCGATTTCATAAATAATCTTCCTGGTGGCAAGGCATTAAGGAAGAAGGTAAGGAAGATGATGGGGCAAAAATCAGAATCCCTTAAGTCAGATTTAGCCTCAACAGATCCAAACAGAAAATATTCTGAAGGTATAACACCAAATGTATCTAATATCATAGAGTAAATTTAAAAAAATAATATTTATAATATATGGCACAAGTAGAGGCACTTAGAAAACTAATAAGAGAAGAACTTAGGGCAGTTCTTAAAGAAGAGCTTCCAAAGATATTAAAGGAAGTTAAGGTTCCAGTTACTATAGACCAAAAGAAAAGCCTTCAGGAACAGGTTAAATCAAAGATTCCTGGAACACTAAATACTTATGCGGCCCCTAAGCCTATAAAGTTTGCAGATAACCATCCTATGTCTGCTTTTTTAAATGACACAGCTAAAACTATGTTGAATGAAGATTTTAGCATGACAACAGATGATGTCCATCCTGGAATGGGTTTTCAACCAAAAGAAGTAAAGGTTGGTAGTGTTGAAGGAATGCTAGGAAGTGCAAGAACAAGTTCAAATATAGACGCAGTTCAGATAAATGAGGTACCAGATTTTACAGGATTAATGTCAAAACTTAAAGCACAAGGACAAATTTAATGGCATACGGATTAAAGAAAATATCACCCTTAGACCTTAAACCGTCAACAGCGATTGGAGTTATGATTCCATTTTCTGCTCCTGCTGTATTTTCTTCTGTGTATACAACTAAAGATCAGATTAAGTATAATATAATAAATTATCTTTTAACAGATCCTAGAGAAAGGCCTTTTAATCCTACTTTTGGTGCTGGTTTAAGAGCTAGGCTTTTTGAACAAATTAATCAAATGACCTTTGATGAAATTAAACAATCTATAAGGACTCAGATGGAAAATTATTTTCCTCAAATAGAAATTGTCACGTTAGATATAATAGGAAATGCAGACTATAATTCAATAAATATAAAATTTAGTTACAGACTATTAAGATCAAATGAAAATGATTCAGTTATATTGACTATACAAAATATGTAAAAATGCCCAACCAAGTTGATATAAAATATCTAAATAAGGACTTTAGCTCATTTAAATCTGATTTGATTGAGTATGCTAAATCATATTACCCAACGGTATATAATGATTTTACTCAACCTTCACCAGGTAGTATGTTCATTGAGATGGCATCATATGTTGGTGATGTACTATCTTTTTATCTTGATAATCAGCTTCAAGAAACATTTTTACAGTATGCAAAACAAAAGAATAATCTTTACAGTTTAGCCTACATGTTAGGTTATAGACCTAAAGTAACTTCTGCTGCCTTAGTAGATCTAGATGTCTATCAACAAATACCAGCTCAATCATCTGGATCGGCTACTATCCCTGACTTCTCTTATACAATGATTATAGAACAGGGTATGCAGGTTAAATCCAATGTTAATAACTCAGTATTGTTTTATGCACCACAAAAGGTAGACTTTTCTACTTCATCATCTTATGATCCTACGACTCTAGAAGTATATACTATTAATGGAAGTAATGTTCCTACATCTTATCTGTTAAAGAAAACAGTTCAATGTTTATCTGGACAGCTTAAAACCCAAGCATTTTCTTTTGCGGCACCTGAAAGATTTACGACTATAACTATACAGGACTCTAATATAATATCCATTCTTGAAGCAAAAGACTCAAGTGGAAATACGTGGTATGAAGTACCTTATTTAGCCCAAGATTATATATTAAAGCCAGTACAGAATACAGCAGTTAATTATCCTAGCTTGTACCAATATCAGAATCAAGTTCCATACATGATTCAAAAAATACAAGTTCCTAGAAGATTTGTATCTAGGTTCAGAGGTGATGGTTCATTAGAAATAGAATTTGGTTCTGGAATAAACTCTGCTGCTGATTTAACTATTCTTCCTAATCCTAATAATGTTAGTGTCGGTTTAACTGGTGGTGGTTTAAGCACTCTATCTAGTTCTTTTGATCCTACTAACTTTGTTACAACTCAGACCTATGGAGTAGCTCCAAAAAACACAAGTATAACATTCCAGTATTTAGTAGGTGGTGGTGCTCAAGCAAACGTATTATCAAATCAACTTACTGATATCGCTTCATATACTGTATCAGGTAATACAACTTACCAGAATACAATAGCCGTAAGTAATCCTAATCCTGCCTCAGGTGGTGGAGATGGTGATACAACAGAAGAGTTAAGATTTAATATAGCTAATGAGTTCCCAACTCAGTTAAGGGCGGTTACTCAACAAGATTATCTTGCAAGAACTTTATGCATGCCTGCTCAATATGGTAAGGTATCTAAAGCCTATGTTACTAAAGATGATGCTATTTTTAATAACTACTTTAATGGTGATGTTAGTAATAAAGATCAAGTACTAGTTAGTCTTTATGTATTAGGATTAAATAGCTCTAATCAATTAGCAGATCCTTCCCCAGCAATACTTAAAAATATACAAACATATTTATCAGATTATAGGATGTTAACAGACGCAATCAATATTAAACCTGCATATATAATTAATATTGGATGCAACTTTGATATAGTGATTAGACCAAACTATACAAGTCAAGATGTAATTGCTAGATGCATTTTAGCTTTACAATCTTTCTTTAATATAGATAATTGGCAAGTAAATGAACCTATTTTATTAGGAGATGTTTATTCATTATTAGATACAGTAGAAGGAGTTCAAACAGTTAAAGATATAAGAATAGTAAATAAATCAGGAATAGAAAACGGATATTCAAAGTATTCATATGATGTTCAAGCAGGTCTTTTAAATGGGGTTATATACCCATCATTAGATCCTTCTATATTTGAATTAAAATATCCAAACACAGATATTCAAGGTCGCGTAGTAACAATATAAAAAAAGAAAAATGGCCGTATATAAAATATTTGCTTCTGCTGATGCTGGTTTATATTCTAGTGATCCTGCATTAAATACAGGCTTAGATGAAATACTAGAAGTCTCTGTTAAAAATAGTAATACGCCTCTAAACTATTTTGTAGATCCTATTCCTGTTCAAGGAATATTATCTGATGATTTAAGAAGATCTTTATTATTATTTTCAGATTCAGATATTGCAACACTAAAAACATATACAACAGGATCTTGGAAAACTAATCTTAGATTATACTTAGCTAATGCTGAAAACTTAAATACTTCGTATAGCTTAGAAGTTAGGCAAGTATCTCAATCATGGCAAATGGGAACAGGTAAATTAGCTGATTCTCCTCCAACAAGAAACGGTGTTTGCTGGTATAATAGTATTGCATATTTTTCTTCTGCAAGTAATTGGGGAAACGGATCTTATTATTTAACAAATGGTGGTGGTTCTTGGACTAATTTATCTACTACTCAATCTTTTGGATACAGAGACAGTAAAGATATAAATGTAGATGTTAGTCAAATTGCAGATACTTGGTTTAGTGGATCCAGAGGAAATTATGGATTTATAGTAAAGCATCCAGATTATATAGAACAAAATTCAGGAAGCTATATAGCCTTAAGCTTTTTTTCTGTAGATACTCACACAATTTATCCTCCAACGTTAGAAATAAAGTGGGATGATAGTTCATATATTACTGGTAGTTTGAGTGTATTAGGAAATAGTAATAGTGTTATTACATTAGCAAATAATTTAGAATCTTTTAAGTATGGTACTACTAAATATAAGTTCTTAATCAACTCAAGAGATACATATCCTGCTAGAGTATTCACAACATCATCTTTGTATACAACTAATAAAGCGCTTCCACAAGCTTCTTATTGGTCTTTGCAAGATGTAAAAACAAATGATATTGTAGTAGACTTTGACACAAATTATACTAAGATAAGTTGTGATGGTACTAATAGCTATTTTAACATATATATGAATGGTTTAGAACCAGAAAGGTATTATAAGATCTTAATAAAGACTATACTATCTAATGGTGAAATATACGAGGTAGATAATAACTTAATATTTAAATTAGTTCAATAATGGCTAATGTTGATTTAGTAAAAGAAGTTTATGGTGTTAATACATATACAAAAGCAGTTAGTGTTAAGTTTAGCGAGTTAATTAAACCACAAGCTGAAACTACTGCTAGTATTGTAACTGTAGATGATTTCTTTGAATATTATGATCAATTATTTTTTGATATCCCGGTGGATGGAACAATTAATTCTCATGTTTATTTAGTAGAAAGAAGCCAACAATACATTGGAGGATCTGTAATAGATGCTGAAAAACAGGCATTGATTGAAGAGATTAACTCTCTTCGTCAACAGTTATTAGATCTTAATCAGACATTTACAAACATTAATGATATAATATAATGGAATTAGTTAACGTTACATATAGCGGTGAGGGAATGCAACCAGTGGATTTATCTATTATAGATAAGCCGTTAGTTACTTCTAATTATATAAATACCCAATTTGGTGCTGCAGAAGACTATTTGGAGCTTTATATATATGATGAAAATAGTACGTTACTAGAATCTGATTACGACGCTTTTGATTACTATCCGTATTTAACTGCCAATCCTAAAAATAATAAGTACTCTTCTTTAGTACTAGATCCTGAAACAGATCTTAGAAACAGAGGATACAATAGAGGAGATTTAACTGCACAATACAACTTTTATAAGAAGCTATTTAATTCTAAATACGGAGTATTTTATTGGATTAAAGAAATATCAACATCAAGAACAGAAATAAAACTTGCATCACAAGTACTTAGTTCTACTGATATAAAAAGTGGTTTTAATCAGTACCAAGGATACATAGCGACTAAAAATTATTATCCAGTATTTTATCTTAACTTTGGTAATAACAATGTAATATCTGCAAATAATGTAGCTTATACAGAAGATGCCAATGGTGCTTATTTAGTTATCAAATTATATCAACCACTACCAGCAGATTTTGATATTAAAAGTCAACTATGGATAGTTGATAAAGTTGCAGAGTCTGTTAGTTTTAATGTTACTATTCAAATTGAATCAGAAGTAACTCAACAACTTAATAGACTTAGAGGTCCAAATTTTAATGTTAGAATAAATGATAAGAACGGACAAACAACTCCCTACTACTCTTATAATAGCTTATTAAGTAGCCCCGTAACTTCATCATTTCAAAAGTTATTAAGCTATTATCAAGATAGATCAGTTGCTATTAATGTTGATTATTCTAACTTTTACAACTTTATACATTGGTCTAGTGCAGTAGAGAGGGTCAGTAATTTTGTTTATAAGCTTCAACTAATAGAAGATTATACTGAACAAGAATATAGTCAGTCATTAGTAACTGGTGGAACCGCTAATACACTTATTGCATCATCTTCTATAAGTTATACTAGACAGGCAATAAATAATATTATAGAAAAGTTTGATACATACGAATACTTTTTGTATTTTCAATCTTCAAGTTGGGCATGGCCAAAAGCAACATCAATCCAACCATACCAATTGTATGGAACAACATCTTCTCAGGCCCTTAACTTTTTAGGTGGTGTAAATAGTATACCTACTGCAACTACGCAGTCTTTACTATTTAGTGCGTCGTACTATGACTCAACTAATAAAGATTTACTTCATAATTCTATACCTCAGTATTTATTAGACGATCCAAGTAACCAGCCTTTTGTGACTTTCCTTGACATGATAGGACAGCACTTTGATAATATTTGGCTATACTATAAAGATCTATCTAATAGATATAATGCTACCAATAATCCTGATACTGGGATATCAATAGACGTGGTTTCAGACGCGCTGAAAGGCCTTGGAACTCAGTTATATACAAACTCAAATGTATCAGATAACCTCTATTACACGCTGTTTGGAATCAATCAGGATGGCAGCTTACTTCCTCCAACAGGCTCAGAAAAAATAACTACTATAGGTGGAAAGTATGTTACTTCAAGTTTAGCTACGCTTCCTGCAAAAACAATTCAACAAGAATTATATAAAAGGCTTTATCATAATCTACCTTATCTACTTAAAACAAAAGGAACTCAAAGAGGAATAAAAGCTCTCATAAGTACTTTTGGTATACCTGAGGAAATACTAGATGTTAAAGAATTTGGTGGAGCTCCTATTAATTCATTAGATGGTATATATGATCTTGATTCATCAGATTATAAAATAGCAATTGTAACAGGATCAAACGGAAATGTAACTAGTAGTTTAACTATATCCTCTAGTTTGTTATCCCCTTATGTCTCTCTACAGTACTATCAAAATACAAACAGAATAAATTCAACAGATGTTGAAGTCGGATTCTCCCCAGCAAATACTATAAATAACAATATATCTTCCTCATTAGGATTTTTTGACATAAATCAATTGATAGGATCTCCTGGATATATGTATTCTGAATCTTACACGCCTTTAGTAAGTGCTAGTAACTCTTACTTCTCTAGCTATACTCAACCTAATAGTGTTTGGGAATATATAAGACTTTTAAAGTTTTATAATAATTCACTATTTAAAATGATAAAAGATTATGTACCTGCTAGAGCAAATCTATCTACAGGTATTATAGTTAAGTCACATATGTTAGAGAGAAACAAGTACGCTAGATATGAACCTAGCATGAGTTTCCAAGACTATTCACAGTCTATAGATATGATTAATATCTCTGGGTCTGGTGGAGGTTCTTTAAATTATTCAACTGCTTGGTCTGGATTTATTACTTGCCTATCTGGATCTATTGTGGTCTCTAGTTCTAATGGAATAGAGAAATATACTGGTGAACTTAGTGGTTCTCAAATAGAAGTAACTAATGGAAGCGCTTTTGACCAAAGAGAATCTTCTAATCTTCCAGGATCAGGATCTGAATATATTAAAGTAAATCTAGGAGCTTTATATCAAAACGTAACGCAATCAGTAAGATCTAATATATTATGGGATTTAGATTATAGTTCAAATCAAACAACACCTGTTAATATTGGAGTTATTACTAAATCTATAAACGATTCACTAGTAAATAATTACGATACTGTTAATAATCCAAATAGTGCATATGCATATGTACAAGATTATAACTACAATTTAAAAAGGTCTATAATACCTAGATACTCTGGATCACAAAACGTAAGTGCTAAATATACATACTATACTAACGGAGATGATTCATATGGTAAGACTGCTGCAATAGATAAAATAAAATATCAATATGCGTACCTAATTGATATCTATTCTGCTTCAGCATATCTACCGAATAGATCTAACGCACAAATAAAATATATAATACAAGATAGCCAAGATGTACTTGATTTAACTAAAGCAAACAACAATATATTCTCTGTTCAAAATATATTTAAATCAGGTGAAACAACAAACATATCTTTATTTAATTATAATGAAAATAATCCTTATACTCAACAGTTAGTTAATAATCCAACTTTAGAGATATTTGAAGGGGGTTTTAGATATCTTCCAATCTTACATAATCTTAGTGGATCTCAAACATACCAAACATATGAACTATCTAATCCTATAGAATTTACTTCGACTGCTAATGTTGGAGGCGGAGGCGTAATTCCACAAGAAGATGATCCTTGGGTTCAACCGGGTGACTGGATTGTTAGTTTGTGGTCAAATGAGCAAGCATACGGAGGAACTAGTGATTATAGAATTTATGTATCCGCTTCATATATAGGAGGCATTTTATTACCTCCGTACAATGTTACTATCAATGTCGTTACTAATTTAGATATTTTTACATATGCGAACTGTGTAGGGGGTCCAAGTAATATAAGTATCCTAGTAGCATCTGGCTCAGGTAGTGGAATTACAATTGTTGCAGATCCTTATAGCCTATTAAATTCTCTTAGTCCATCAGGAAATGGTAATGGATATAGTGCTCATCCATTAAGTCCATATTATGTTGCGCCTGATCATTGGCCTAGTGGAGTGCCGAATTGTCCAGTTACAATAACTGGATTTAGCACCTCAGGAGCAAGTGCCGGTGGAGGATCCTCTACTTCTACGTACTATACCTCTTTTATAACAAGTTCACAACCGTGTTTATATATTATCAGTGAGTCAAATCAATTAGTGTTCAATTCAGAATTAGCATATTATTACTCTAATGGAATAACATATCAATCAACTTCAGATCCTTATTGGGGTGTATCAGGTTTACAACCAACTATACTTCCTTTTACTTTAAATGTAGGAGATAGAATATCTTTTTATGATTCTTTTTCTAATCTTGCTTGGGATGAAAGATTTGAATATACAATTAAAAATGTTATATTTACAGGATCAGGTATTAGCGGATCAAGAATATATACTGAATTAGATAGGCCTGTAAATCTAGCATTATTTAACTCGTCATCTATTATTCCTATAGATAGTTTTTCTAAAGCACCATGGAAAGCTTGCAGATATATTGTATTTAAACATGTACCAGATGAAACAAATATTATGCTTAGATATAATCCAAAAGATTCTAACATACTTGAAAATGGATTACTATTCCCTCAATATATAGATCCACTTGTACAGGCAAATGCAGGTAATACTATAAAAGCATTAAAACAGCAAAACTTAATAGATCCAAATTCAAATATACTAATTTTTGAATAGAGTAAACAAAACAAAAATCGAGTATATTTATTTAAAAGCCCAATTTATATGTCATATTTAAGCAATTCATCAGTAGTAGTAGACGCTATTCTTACTAAAAAAGGAAGAGAACTCTTATCCAGAAATGATGGCTCATTTAGAATTAGCCAATTTTCTTTATCTGATGACGAGATAGACTACACTCTATATAATCCATTCCATCCATCTGGATCTGCTTTCTACGGTGAAGCAATTGAAGCTATGCCAATACTTCAAGCCTATCCTAATGATGTAGAGATCATGAAATATAAATTGATAACTCTTCCTAGAGGAACAGCAAAAATACCTGTTCTTGATCTTGGATATAGTAATATCAATATACGTCAAGGATCTTCTCTTTCTATAACTCCTCAAACACTTAACTACTTAGGAGCAAATTCAACATTTGAGCAATCTGGATATGTTGCTACTATAGGAGATGTTAGAACAATGAGCTCTTTTAACGGTGTAGGTATTAATACTCCAGAAGCAACTAGCTTGAATTCTACTACAACTATTGGAACTAACGTAAGTAAGACTGTAATAGGAACCACAATTAATATTACTGCAACAACTATCAATACTTTATTTGGAGCTAATACAGCATTGTATACTACATTGGTAGTAGTTGGTCGTGATTCCGGCGCTAGAATAAGTATCCCTGTAACTATTATAAAAGTTAACTAATAATAAATTAATATATGTCATTCACGAAATTAGATCCAACAGATTTTGTAGTATCAGCAGATTCAGTTACTGCTCCTGCTTGGAGTAATAATGTAACTGTTCTCTCTTCATTTTATACTGCTTCTGCTGCATCAACAGGAAGTTATTTTATAGATGTATATGATGGACCAATAAATTCTCCATCTGCTTCTATACAGTTTTCTCTTGCATACGGACATTCTTTAGGATCTGGTTCTGCTCTATTGAATACTCTAGTTCCACAAAATAGTCCTACAAGAATTAACTTTGGGCAATATAGAAACTTAATATATGGAGATGCTGAAAGTGCTGTAAACTTTGGATCTGGAAACACTTCTTCAATTGATCTTATTGCTATCCCAATTGATAGAAATAGATATAAAGAAAGTCTTTTCCCAGGAACAGTAAACTTACACTTATCAAGTTCTGCAAGCTCTATATTAAAATTAACTGATGACTCTAACGATGTTACTATTATTTCTTATGTAGATGGTGGCAGAGTTTATAATATAGTATCAGGTTCTAATGGAACAGCTGCAAATAGTCCACTTTTAACTGGAGCAACTACTAGGGGATTCACTCCTTCTGGTAGTTATGGATTAATGCTTCCTGATATGGGATTGATTTTACTTAATCCAAAGGCATTAGGATTATCAGTTGCAAACGGAGGACTTGGAATTACATTAAGTACTGCTAATACTGTATTTGCATCATCAGCAAATTTTCAAGCTATATTTCAAGCTATAAACAAAGGTGCATATTTTCAATTAAACTCACAAGAAACTATATCTTCAAATTACATATTTGTAAGAATTAAAAACTCTGAGTATAATTATACAACGAATCCATCTTTTATATCTGGTTCAGGTACTCTTATATATTCTAATTTCATAAATAGCCCACAAACATTCCCAACTACTGTTGGTATGTATAATAGCAATAATGAATTATTAGCTGTAGCTAAGATGTCTAAACCTCTCATAAAAGATTTTACGAAAGAAGCACTTATTAGAGTTAAATTAGACTGGTAGTAATTTACCGCAACAGTTTTTAAATGGGATTATCAATAAACACACTTGATAGGGCAGACGTTTCTACTATTCCTATAAAAGTAAAGTATCCGACTACTTACCTAAGCGAATCTCTTTCCAATTATGGAATAACTGTGAACAAAGGAATAAATGCTACATTTAAAGATAGCGGTAGTCAATTCCTTAATTATAAATTAGTACAACAACTATACTATAATGAATATGTAACTGGATCATTGTTAACTAGTGCAAGTTATTGGAATGATTCATTACAATCTACTGCGGCTAAAGGAACTTTTGATAATGACTATAGATACTTTCCAACAGAATCTAATTCTAGTGTAACTATATTCGCTATTCCTAGAACATCATTTGGAGAAAAAATATCAAGAAACTCTTTTTTACTTTCAGGAAGTACATATAGATTAGTTGATGACGGCAATGGTAATATTATAGATACCTATACTACAGGATCACAACCATCAAATAATGATGCATACGGATCATCTGGAGTAAGATTATATTCTTCTGGATATTCTATAAATGGAACTGGTACATCATTAGAATGGAACACAGCTTATACAGGAGGATCATATGCTGGCACTTTTTGGACTAATCCAGTTACCGCAAATCAAACGGGAAGATTAAACTACTCTGGTCTTTGGTCAGCAAAATCGTTAACTTATTTTGGAGACTTCGCTATACAGTTTAATATCACTGTAACTGCTGGTACATATTATTTTGGAATTGGTTGCGATAATTATGGATCTGTTTATGTAGACAATAATCTAACAGTTAGTCTAGGAATTCCAGATGGTAATGGAACTAATTTTAGATATTGGCACATATATCCGATTAGCTTAACTGCAGGTACTCACGCTATAAAATATATAGTAACTAATGCTGGAATTCCTAGTCCAAGTAATCCTGGCGCGATGGGAATCGAGGTCTATAATAATACTCAATCACAAATATCGGCTAGCATAACAGCTGAACCTATGGGATCTTCTATTCCAGGAGGACTTAGTGTTGTGTATTCATCAAAAGATTATCTATCAAATACTATATATACTCAAAATAATCATGTAGGAAATGTATTGTATTCTCAAGGAGTAATCATTATTACAGATAGGGAGTATCAAGATGCTATGATTCCGTATTCGGGTCCTTCAACTACGACTACTAGTACAACTACCACTACAACTACAGCAGTTCCTACTACGACTACTACTACCACTAGTACAACTAGTACAACAACAACGGCACCTCCAACTACTACGACAACTAGTACAACAAGTACCACAACTACCGCGGCGCCTACTACAAGTACTACATCAACAACTAGTACAACTACTAGTACAACAACGGCTCCACCAACAACGACTAGTACTACATCAACAACTAGTACAACTACTAGCACTACTACGGAACCACCAACAACTAGTACAACTACTAGTACAACAACGGCTCCACCAACAACGACTAGTACTACATCAACAACTAGTACAACTACTAGCACTACTACGGAACCACCAACAACTAGTACAACTACATCAACTACTAGTACAACAACAACAGTAGTTTATGATCACTACACAGCTGACAAATACCAATGTTCTACTTGTACTTTAGTTAGTAGCGGATTAATAGT